ATGATGCCATACAAGTGCTTAAAGCACGTTATCGTCATACGACCAGTAAGACTGCTACTTCGCGTAAACGTCCCATTGACGCTCCCCAACCCGCTTCAGACAGTAGTGATCGTAACGCTGTGCCCGGAGTTGCTGAATGCGCTCTTTCGCCTCTTCTCCATTCCCTTCAAAAATGAAATCGTGCTCATCGCAGTTGAGCCTGACGGGTAAAGCCCTTCTGAAATGCTGGTTGCTGGAAGCTGATGGTGTAAGCATGTACGCGATCAATGCAGTAATCATAAATCCGCCGCCAAACAGAATAATTAAGAATAGTTTTGCGCCGGGAGTAAGCCTGGGAAGCATAACAATACCCACTTAGTTTTTGTGGGCACACTACCAGCCAAGCGGCTAGATTTGAAATTGGTACTATAGATCAATAAGACGACATTGATCGCTTTCACCGATCAATGTGATGCGAGACTAGTCGAAGAAGAAACCGCCCGAAGGCGGTGCGCAACCCAGCTTGAGCCCCCTTCGGGTTAGCCAGGCTTTGCAGGCCAAGTGATTGCCTTAAAACCTTGCTCATCACTAACGCAGGTAAAGCTCAACGCCTTCACTTTGCGAATGTACTCCATCCACCGTGACAGGCTGGCCTTGTCTGCTTCAGGAAGTACTCCAAGCATCAACTCAACACGCCAGTCCGACGTTACGCTATGAGCTTGTGATAGCAGCATCTGACGCCGTGCTTCAGCTTGCGCACACCAGTCGATTGTCGGTTCGATCAACTTAGGTTGTCCCATTTCATCCGCAGTAATGATTCTCCCGTCTGCCTGCCCTTCAATTAATGAGCGATAGAGATCGTCACTGATTGGTGTTACATCATCAGGCCATGTACCGGAAGCGCGATAATCATTCTCCAGCGCTGCCGCAAAAAAGGCGTTTAATTTTGGGCTGTAATAATAAGAAGGCATGTCCGTTAATAACCTATAGCCAGAAAGTAAGAGCTAACTTCGCCAGAGCCCGCAATGTAATTAAACCGGGTACGGTCGACCGGCTGGCAAAATACGTTTTGATCGGTGAAATGCCCGCCCCATATCACCGTCAAATTTGTACAAAGGGCCGCATTAGGAAATGCAATCGGGTAAGCGATACTTGTCGAATCGGCAGAGCGTTTAGCCACGCCCCACTGAATAATCAACCCGGTCGAGGTGTCTTTATACCAGCCGCTTGAGGCGCGATTCGCGGTGTTCTTCGCCTGATAACGGGCGTCAAAATTCGCATAGTTACCGGGGATAAGCTGCCCCGGACACGTATAGTTGCCGCTTGTATCCCATTCGTGTCGATAGGTATGGCCGCTTCCGTCGATCATATGTAGGCACCAGGAAAGCTTGCCATTATCACATAGTGATCCGTAAGAAAAAGACCATGCGGCCTTGTTGGTTATCGTCGCTTTCTGTTTCAGAAGCGGATGAAACTCGCTAACACCAGTGGTGTTAAACGTCTCATAGAAAGCAGCTCCTGTTGCAAATTGGGCAGAGAATGCATATGAGCCTACATAACCTGACTGAACGCCTTTATCTGCCTGAATCGTACTGGCGACATATAACGGTGTGCCAATGGAAACATTTCCTTTTGCAAGATCCACGCGAAACGGGCGAAGGCCGTTATAACTTCCGTAAGGGTCACCATTATCAGTGAGCATCAGGTACAGATTTGCGCTGTCATTACGCCAGAACGCGCCATAACCGCCATAAGCGATGCGAAAGCCATTAGGGGTGCTTGATTGCACCTCCCCGGTCGTGCGCAACGGCCCGGTAATATCGGTGCTTCCCGTTATTGGAATGGCTCCCACGTCGCTCGCCTTTAAGCTGTCTTTTAACGCCAGCTCGCCGAGACCGAGGTTTTTCCGCGCCTGCTCGACGTCGTCGACGTCTGAAAGATTGTTCTTAATCAGAAGCGCCAGCTCATGCTTTGCCTGAATCATCTTGTTGATGGCGGCGGAGAGCTGCGCGCGGTCGCTTTTTTTAAGCTGAATCCCGGCTCCCTCGATAACGGCGCAAATCTCCTCCTGAACCGAATCGAAAAAGGTCTCGTCGAGCTGCGTCGCCGGAACGCCGAGCGTCGGATCGCCAGCCGTGAAGCCGTTTTTGCCCGCGCCGAATTTGCCCTGCTGTGCTGTGGGGGTATCTATACGATGCAAAGTAATTACCTCATAAAAAAACCCCGCCGGAGCAGGGTTAACTGGAAAGAAAGCGCTTTATTCCGTGTACGCGAACACGACTTCGGTATGAGAGGGCGAAACCTTGTTAATCACGCATTCAATGACCGTATCGCCCCACGTGCGAAGGCTGCCAACGCAACTGGAAGTGCATGTCATGACCTCAATCGTCGCGAGCGTCGGAATATTCACCTGCCACAAATAGCGGTAGTCGTCGTCCGTGGCGATATCCGGGCGAGGATTCTCCGCCTCGTTTTGATACTGTGTGATTGAAACAGACCGATAGCCGAGCGCATCGAGCTGTCGCCGGTAAAACGCCTCGTTAATGCCGCCGTAACCGTTTACCTTTGCCGCCAGTCGCCGCTGTCGCTGCGAGAGGGTTTGCGTCTCTTCAATGGTGCATTCATCAGGCAGCCCGCATAACGCCTCGTAACGGTCGAGGAGCTGCACCGCCGCCCCCGGATCAATCTCGCGCATTAATGCCGACGACTGCGCATGTACCCGCGCCAGAGACGGCGCGAGCCCTTCGAGGAGGGGATTATTCCCCTCCCAGGCGGGGCCAGGCGGTAAAAGCCGTTTTAACAGGCGGGTATATTCGTCCTCTACAGCCACGTAACCTCCTCAATATCGAGATAGGAGTTATCCGTCGCGGTCTTGCCTTTGTACTCGACAGTAACCCGGACATGAACTGTCCCCGGAGCAATGCCGGTTGCTTTCACGCCGCTGTTATCTGCACTCGGGGTAATGACGCAAAGGGTCGACGGGTCAGGCTCGCCCTCGCCTGCCGGGACAAAGTCCCAGGTGATGTTAACCCCATCCAGCGACGGCAGATTCTCAGGCGTGAAGGTGGCGGTCGCGAATGCGTCCGGGCTGTCCGGCAGCGTGACGGGGTTCGGTGAGAACGAATTCAGGGCGACATCTATTTCAACGTCAGATTCGTTGTAGTTCGACCACGTTATCTCCCCGATAACCGGTAATTCATAGGTGCCGAGCTCTACGTCTTTCGCTGGCGAAATCAGGCGGTGCGCGAACTGGTCAGTCGCCAGGCTGATCGCCTCACTGATACGAGAAAGATAAATCTTTCCTGACGGCTCGCCGTCCCTGAACAACGCCGATTTAATCTCTTTCGTTACCGCTGCCCTGATTGCCGGAGTATCTTTAGCAAGCGCGATTTCGAAGTCGATTTTTCTCAGCGTCGGCGGGAAAACAAACAAGCCTGAACCGGCCACCGGCGCAAGCGGAAGAATGTACTGTTTAACCGCGTCGATTAACGTCTCATCCGGCACCGGATTATCTAAGTCGCTGTTAGCAGGCATCACGCCAACCGTCCCGCGTCCGGCATGATGGCGGAACACCCAGGCGCGGGTGATCCCCGCGACGTCAGTCGCCCATATCCGGTAATCGGCATCCGCGCCGCCCTGTGGCGTGTAGTACCAGCGCGCCATGATTCGCGAACGCCAGTCCTCCAGCGTTTCTAAATCCGTTCCACCTTCAACCGACTCCGCATAGCATGTTGAAGAAAGTCCCGCGACTGGCGTCATCAGGCGAAGCGGCGTTTTGTCATCAAGGTTCCCGCCTGTGCCAGCGTCAACCGCTTCAATCAGTGCGCGAAGAACTCCCTCATCGTTAACGGTCGCGTCTGCGGTCGTTACATACTGCTTTTGCTCGTCAGTCTGCATTTCTGTCCCGGCGGGCAGCGTGATCCCCGACGACACGCTCTCCCATCGCGCATAGCCGCTCGCCGTGGTTGCTTGCTTGCGCGGGACTTGTTTCAGGTTCCCGTGTCGCGAAAGCCACTCCTCATCCGCAAGGTCAGGAAGCATGTTTCGCGCCAGATAGTCGAGATAACCATAAAGTGTGTGAACGGCAGCGGCCATCACCCGTGAATAGACTTCCGCATCAAGGCGACGGAGAACGACGTCCGTCTCAAATCGCGTGAGTAAATCACTTCTGATTGTGGCGATCAGATTGGGCAAATCTGGACGCGAGAAACCGGAGTCAGCCATTTAACACCTCTTGCCATATATCATCGAAAATAATTGCGTGTTTGCTGCCGTCCTGCTGCCAGACAGTGACCTCCAGTTGAAGCGAGTTAATCCCGGTTCGGGTGGCGGCCACGTCGACGCGCGCAGCGACGCCGTCCTCCTCCATCCAGGCGAGCGCCTGGCGTGCGTAATCCTTCGCGCGCGTCGCGGTTGCGTTGGTCAGTTTGCTTCGTTGCAGCAGGTACAGGCGGGAGCCGATCCGGTCGTTCCCGACACTCGGGAAAGTGTCGCCCCACCATCCGAAAGGCATTTCGGTATCGTCGTCCGCCTCCGCGCGTCGCCAGGAAAAAAGCGAAATGATTACGGAGCGGGTAAGGTCGTCGAAATAGTCGGTCGACTCTTTCAGTAAGCCATTTACAAAGATGATCATGCGTTACCCCATTGAAGCAGAAGGGCCGGTCGTTTCTGCGGTTTCACCCTGGGCGGTGTGCTTGTGTCCGTTATATGTGGTGCGGATTGCCGACATGGTGCCGACGCCGTCTGATACCTTGCCCGCCGCTGAAAAGTCCCCGCTTGTTGTGATGGTCGGCGTCGTGAATGAGACGCCGGAGGATGCATTAACGACGAGCTGCGGGGCGTTGAGCGAAATTTTCGACTCAGCATTAACCACAAGCTCGGATGTCGTTATCTCGGTGACGCGCCCGCGTTTGAGAACAATCGAATCTCCCTCGTCCGTGTAGACGGCCACCTCGCCAGACTTGAGCCCTTTCAGCCGGTAACGCCGGTCAGAAACAGAGATAACAACGCCGTGAGAACGGTCACCCGACGGGAACAGGACAACCGCCTCCGCGCCTGCGTGTGCGGTTGACGTAAAGCCGTAAGGCTCGATGTATTCGACGTTCTCTTTCGTATCCCCGGCAATCAGTTTTAACCCTGCGGCCTGGCATTTTCTGGAGGAGTCCAGCGCTGCCAGAACGGCACGCGCTGCGAGATTAGAAATCGCCTGCTTAATACCCATCAGAACACGATCTCCTTTTTCGCCTTTTTGGTTTTTGCTGCGGCGGGCTCCGGGAGATACGCATCAGCGGGCGCGACGCGAAGCTCCGTCGTCGTTCCCTGATCGCCTTTAATGAATGTCACCTCACCGATAATCAACTCCTCGTTATCGAAGCCGCAAAACGGGTCGTAGACGATAACTTTCATATTTGGTGCCCATAACGTGCCGTTACCCTGGCGCCAGCCCTGAACGGTGTAAGTCGTTTCGCGCGTTTTCGCGGCGCGCTGCGCCTGCTCAAACTCACACCGGGCTTTACAGGTCGCCGATGTCGCCGCGCCGCTTTGCTGGATTGTGTAGGGACGGTAACGGGTGATCGCGCTGTCACCGCTTTTTTGTTTAATAGCGGCGATGGTTGCCTCGCCGAAATCGTCGTCCGTTCCCGGTCGCTGCCCGGTAACGAGATACTCAGAGAAACGGTCTTTGATGCTTCGCTCGGTATCACACGACAGGATATTTTCACCGAGAACGAGCGCCGTCGCGGCTTTCGCCGAACCGACGACACCGAGGACGAGTTCGCCCTTTTCGTTGTCATAAACCAGCGCCTGAACCTGACCAAGAAGCCGGTAAAGGCAGTCAATGACCGTTTCGCCGTGCTGCGGCTGCGCATCAATAAGCGCGGTCGTCGGCGCGCCTGCGTCGATGACATTCACTTTAAACGGCGCGGCCAGCGAGGCGGCAATCTCCGCAAGCGTCGCCCCGGAGTGCTGCGCGGGCGTGGCGGTGCAATCAATCAGATCGCCGGTTTTGCTGCGCCCGACAATCGCCATACTTAACGACCGCGCGTCGTAGCGGACGGGGGTCGCCTCGATCCAGCCTGTGAGAACAAGGTCGTCACCGATTCTGACCTCAACCGCGTCGCCGTTCTTTATCTGCGGTGTGGACTCTGTCGCGCCGGGCCATTGTCGGGTGATTTCGACGTTAAAATCTCGCGCGGCGCGGTCTACACCTGCGGAAATGCGAACGAACGTCCACCCGCCCCACTCGCGACCGTTCACGCGTAAAAAAACGGTGTTATTCATCGGACGGGAACCCTCAGCGGCACCACCGGCACAAAGCCGGGGTGCGCTATGTTATTGCGATAGAGGATGTCAGTTTCCCGACTGGCGTCGTCGAACCACTGCGCCGCCAGCACAACCGCCGGGAGCGATTCGGACGGTATCCGGGAGACCGTTTTCTCAACCTGCGCCAGACGCGACGAGATATCGTTGTTGAGATCGGCCCGGAGCCTCGTCAGCGCCATAAAAACGGCATCATCCGTTGTGCGGGCCTGCTCGCTGTCTATCGCCGCATTCAGCGCGGTGCGGATATCCGTTAAGTCGTCCCAGGTTGCCGGAGTGGCGCGCGCCGTGGTGGCGGACTGTGAATCCAGCGCGGGATGACTGATATTGACGATATCCGATACAGAGTTCGCGCCGCCCTGCAATGCGCTGTTACCCGGCGGCGACGGGATTTGCGCGACCGCGCGCGCTGCTTCAGATATCGAGACGACGCGCATCGTCGAGGCGACAAGGTTCGCTTGAGCCTTGCGTGAGGCGGTTGTCCCGCTGTCAGAACTCCAGACGCCGCGAGGTGCTAACCCGGAATCAACCGTTACACCACTGATGGTCTTAACCATCGTGACCAGATCCGAGGCATCGCCGGTAAGACGTGTCCCGGCCCGCCAGGCTTTTTGCAGGTTACGAACAAAATCATTAGCGGAACTCGGCGGCATCAGGATCACTGACAAATCGCCCTGCACAAGTCGCATGGCGGCGGAGATACCGGAATCCACCATTGTGAACGCGTCGGCGATAACGTCGAACATCTCCGCCGCGTCAGCCAGAACGCCGCTCTGAACAAAATCGCTTAACCCGTCCAGAGAGAACGCCGAGAAAGCGCCGGAGATAGCATCGGCCAGAGAACCCGCCGAGCTGTCGAGGCTCGCGTCGGTTGCCGTGCCGGATGTCGGGAATGTCAGCTCGCCGGACTCAACGAACTGAAACGACACGCGACACATTCGCCCCTCCTGATTGCTGTGGGTCACGCGTACCTGACCGTCGACATTCCCTTTCATTTCGCCGTAATACGGATGAACCAGCGTCGCCGCGCCCTCTGTCTCGATGGCGGCAATAAGCCGGTCGCGCTTCTCGGGGTAATCGTCGCCGATGAGGTATGCATTGATGGTTATACGTCGCGCGGCCCGCCCCAAATCCTCGGTAAACGGCTTGTCGCGGTTGGGATATTCGTGAACCTGAACGCGGCGGCCAAAAATGCCCTCATCGCTTTCAACCTCAAAGGGAACGCCGCGAAAGGAGGCGCTTTGCAGACGCGCGCGCCAGCCGGTTTCAAATGCCATGATCGGCCCTCATAAAAAAACCCGCCGGAGCGGGTTTAACGTGGGTTTCTGAAAGGGGAATATGCGACATCGGTTTTCACCGACATAAACGGATCGCCGGATTTCGGGTCGATAACCCGCATCCCTGGCGGTGCATTTTCAAACGTGACGGTTAACTCGCTTTGTGAGCGGCCTCCGACCGGACGATCTAACGGTACGGACGGCGAATATCCTTGCCCGGAGAAATAACCATCAGCTCGCGGCATTTGCCACCCTGTTTTGTCGTAAACAAAATCGTGAAACTGTTTACCCCATTTATCCATTTTGTCATTCAGACCAAAGCCGCTATTTAACGAATCAGCCGCAAAATTTTTAATCAGCCAGGGGTGTTCTTTTTCGAGCTTTTGAGCGTATTGTCCAAGCTCTATCAGGCCCGCTATCAGGCTGATAGTACCGATGCCCTTCATAGCGGTTGCTGTTCGCCCGACAGCCGCCGTCAAACCGTCCTGCATCCCGATAGCCGTCCTGATATTCGCGATAAATCTCACGCCGATATAAAGCGCGGCAAGCGCGGCCATAGACTTGATAGCTGTCTCCCATCCCCCCATTTTTTGAACAACGCTGTCGATTTCCTGCCATACCTTTTTAATGACCGGCCCGACCTCGTCCCAGTGTTCGATAATCTCGTATGCGCCAAAAACGAGAAGCCCTATCGCCGCTTTAGCGGGACTCATGTTCATGGCGAAATTCATTATCTTAATTGCCCGACTCACTGCACCGGTTGCCGCGGCAACGCCCAGCAAAGCCGCCCCTAATTTAGCGACAGATTTCACTGTTTCAGGATTCTGGCGGATAAACTCAAGTCCCTGTTTCATAAACGGCTTAAGCGCATCAACAGCCTTAACTATCATCGGCAAAAACTCATTCCCGACAGTAATCGCCATCGCCGTAAACTGGTTTTTCAGGATCTGGAGTTGTTTCTCTGTGGTGTGAATGCGCGAGTCGTATTCCCGCTGTGTGGCTCCGGCATACTTTGACGCATCAGAGACAGCATTAAAGTTTTTCCGCAAAAGATCGAGGTTAGTCAGAAGCGGCGCTATCGCCTTGATTGACTCCCTGCCGAAAAGCCATTCCAGCCCTTTGGCCTGCTTATCCTTAGAGACATGGCTCAGTCCTTCAAGAACACGGAGCATCATCCCCCTGCTGTCTTTCTGCATCCCTTTGGCCACTTCCTCAGAAGTCAGGCCGATAGCTTTAAGCACGGCTTTCGCATTACCGGTGTTCGCATTGGTCAGTGCGAGCATGAAATTCTGAACCCCGGTTCCCGCGACGTCAGCATCCACCCCAACGCCGGTAATCGTTGCAGCAATCGCCGCAAGGTCACGCGTTGAAACGCCCGCCGTCGTCGCCAGGTTGCCGACAGACGTCACCACCGCGCCGATTTTTTTCTCGGTCGTCGGGCCGGTCATGGCGAGGTAGTTCATCTGATCCGACAGTGTCATGACCTCCTCTTGCGTCAGCTTAAACGACGTCCTCCACACCGCTAACTGATGTCCGGCATCCGCTGCCGTCATACCAAACCCGACGGCGGCTTTTGTGGCATCCTCGGCGAAGCGCGTCAGCTCGTTAAACGGGATGCCTGCGTTCCCCGCCTCAGCGACGATCTCGGCGATACCCTCGGCGGCCATCGGGAGCCGCGTCGACATATCGACGATATCGTTTGTCATTTTCTGGAATGCTTTCGGGTCGTGAAGCTCCTCTATTGCCTTGCGGGCGTCGGCCATGTTGTTTTCGAGGCCCATCGCCTCTTTTGAGGCTCCCGCTATTGCTCCGAGAATGGCGCTCCCTGCCACGCCTGCACCGACTGTTAGCCCCGAGAACTCTTTCTGAAATCCCTTTAGCTGGCGTTGCATCCCCTTTAGCGGAGCGGAAAGGCGATCAACGGCGGTGATAATCGCCTTCAGCTCGAATGAATCAGCCATTGCCTTTTAACTCCTCATTAATGCGAACGGCTTCGGCCTCCATCTCGGCGAAATCCGTGATGGAGGCGCGTTTCAGCTCTAAAGGGTTTACTCGCCAGAAATGCGCGACGTTGTAGAGTCGCCGGCGGAGTCCGCTTCCGTTTCCGAGGACGTAAAAAAACCCATGATATGCATGGAGATCATGAACACATCACGGAGCGCCAGTTTTTCAGCGGAACTGCGGGGAATCCCCGCCAGCGCGGGGATGTATTTCAGGGCGACGGCGCTGTCGATTTTCATCGCACCATCCGCGCCCACATTGAATGGGAAGCCGAGCGCCTCGACCTCATCGAAGCGCGGGGGGCGGAGTTCCAGCACATGAAGTTTCTCGCCATGCGCCATGACTGGCTGTGAAAGTGTAATTTCTTTAATCACTGGTAAAAACCCTCCTGACCGTGAAACTCAATGTCGACCGTGCCGTCCTCGGGGTTATGGTTCATTTCGCCATTCACCCACGCGTTAGAAAGGACATACACGTCCCCGTTGGCAAGCTCGCTCGTTACCGTCATATTTTCCGAGCTGATAAGCTTATCGCGCGGGAACCCCTTCGGAACTTTCGCGGTGAGTTTGGTATAGGGCGCACGGTGCGTTTCCTTGTAGTCGACAGAGCCATCAAGAGCGATCACGTCCTCTTTAAGACGCGTGTTCATGGGAACCTCCACGCCGCCGGTTGCGGAGAGCTGGAGTCCGTCAACTTTGATGTAACAGGTGCCTGCAATCTTACCCATTTGCCATTTCCTCATTCGAATACTGGAGGCGGAACTGATTTTTAAGCGCGAACACGCGGAGCTGATTCACGTAATCAGGCGGGAACAGCACATCAACGCGGTTCGGGTCGTCAGCGTTACGCTCAACAATCAGGTATTTTTTGAACACGTCGAAATTCTCGACGATACCGGCAAGCTCCATTTCGCGATAAGCGGCGCAGATTTCGCCGCGTAACACGGACGGAGTGACAATCGCCTGACCAGGCCCGAAGCGAGTCCCGTCATTCGCGAGCTTGTGTCGCGGATATTTGGTCGTGATGACCGATTTCAGCTTGCGCAGAACATAAGCGGAGGTGTGAAGGGTTTCACTGTCGAGATAGCTGTTATCCGCCACGCCGAATTTGTTCTTCTGATAGGTCGTGATATCACGCTCGATAAGAAGCGTCCCGCTGTTAACTGTCGAGCTGGCGATCCCGTGAGTCAGCAGGGACTGGCGCTCGGTCATGGAGAAACGCTCACCGACCGGAGCCGGTAACGCGCCGGTGATCTCGCCGGTCTGCGTCGGTCGGGCCGGATCATTGCGAATAAACACCGCCTGACGGCCCAGGCGGGACGCCAGAAGCTCCTCCGGCGCGGTCTGCGTTTTTGGCTCATAACCCGCAATGGTGAGGTGCGGGTCGTTAAGCGCTTCACCGAACGCGACAAGCTCCGTCAGTGGGCCAATTTTGGCGGTGTAAACATGCCCGTAGAGCTGTCGTGACCAGCTCCAGCGGCCCGAGGAATCATTCATCTCCTCGCCCATCTGCTTTAACGTCGCCGCGTCGTTATACGGCAGACCAATAAAATCGAACGGCTCGTCACCCATCGCGGCGATCACATTGTCGAGACTGACCACGCCCGCGCCGTCCTGCATCGCGGACAGGGAAACCGTCAGGCCATCCGGGATTTCTTCGCCGCTGATCGCGCCGTAATAGTTCAGCATCAGCGGGATCTGATTGCCCGCCTCGCCGCTGTATTTTGCAGTCAGCGTGACTTTTGCCCCGACAACTTCATCGCCAGCGCGGGCGGAGGTCGCTTTTTTGAGGCTTCGTTTGGCTAACCGTGTTTCGTTTTTCTCGACAGTAACTTCGCACACGCCAGAAAGCCCCGAACCGTCGGTCGTCGTCGCGGTAACGTTGGCGGCACCTTCGGCAACACCGGTAATGGTGCCGTCATCGTCAACCGTGGCGATCGCGGTGTCGTCGGATTCCCAGGAGAGGGTTTTATTGGTGGCATTGTCGGGAACGATGGTCACGTCGATGCCTGCGCTTTCGCCGGTTTTGATGGTCAGCGTCGGGGCGACCGTCAGCCCGGTGATTTTTACGTCACTGGTAACAGCAGTCGCGGACGCCAGAACAGGCAGATCGGGATCGGCATTGATGGCATCGGCCAGGGATTGCGCCGCATCCAGCGCTGAATCGCCGGACGTTACCGCGCCCGCGATACGTTTGGCTCCGATATACAGCGAGACCGCGCCCGACGCGTTAGCGCTGCCGGAGAACGTCACCTCACCAACCGCCGGAGCCCCTTTCGGGTCAGAAACGGCGATAACATACAGCTCGCCAAACGGATCGGTTTTGCGATAGGCGTCCACCATGCGCGCCAGCGGTGATCCCTGTCCGCATAACTTGCGCGCCTGATCGGCGGTCGGCATCAGAACCAGCTTATTACGCTCGATGGCTGCATCTTCAAGCGCCTGCCCAATCAGAAGCGCGGGCGCGGAGGTCTGCGCGGTGTTGGCCTTACTGTTATCCATTTCCGCATAAAACAGCGGAACGCGGATATTTGAGGGGATGGAATCAAAACTAACAGACATTTAATCGCCTTTTTTGAGAGGTTTCTTTTACGTCACCGTCCCGGAGACGGCGGAGCCAGTAGGAGTTTTTTTCGACATTTCTCCCCTTTTCGGGCAAAACGTCGCCCCGGAGGGGATCGGGGACTTTCCGCCCTTTAACTGGAATGACAAACATGAGAGTTACTCCGTGAAGTGGATTTCGTCGTGATGCTCGATGTCGCCGTCCGGCCCGTTGCCGGGGTCGATAAAGTCCACATCGACAGCCACCGTTTCGAGCGGGACAAGCTCGTCCAGATCGCGGTGATGGCGCGTGTCTATGTCGGTTATTTCCCGTTCAGCGGTGAAATCGAACTGGTAATAAAGCGCGGCGCGGTTCATTTCGACGACCTGCCCGCCGTCATAGGTGATCTGGTGTGTGCAATCGTCCGGCTCCCATCCAAGAATCGCGCCGAATATCTCCGCCCGGATTGAATCGACGGCATCAAACGCGGCGGTTTGGCCGCGCAAATCCCGCCTGTTATCAAGCACGACAACCACGGCAAAACCCTCATTCACAACCTGGTAGTAGTCGGTTTGCGACTCCTGGCGGGAGACGGTATCGCCGGTCGGAATGACGTAAGCGGCGGGGAGCATCATCTTTGCATTAGACTCCAGCGCCTGAAACTCAGCCGCGCCCGCGACTCGGGATTTAAAAGACGGAGCCCGCGATCTCAACGCCTCGATAATTAACGATAATTTCATGCCCTTACCCTCCTGACCTTTGGCGGCCGCAAGGCTTTTCGTAACGCGCGTTGCAGTGTGTAGCGCGTCCAGGCTTTGCGACGCGCTAACACTTCGGTCATGTAGTTATTACGTGGGGCCACCTTCCACCCGGAGCCGCCGGATTTGCCTTTGTGGTGCGAGCGCTGCCGCTTCGCGCCACGGCGAACGCCGTAGAACAGGAAAGCCGGGTAAAAGTCACCCTCAATACGGCGGTTTCCCTCTCCCCGTTTCTGGTTCGGTGCGATTCGCACCATCATCCCGGAACGGTTTTTCGAGGCGCGCGGAACGTAATAGCCGATTGAGCGCGCCAGCCTGCCGGTTTTGTATCCGGGGTTTTCGCCGGGTTTCGACGTCCCCCGTTTCATTACCAGCCGACGGGCGTCCCGCATGTGAACCTGACCGATTTTGACGAACGCGCGGCGCATGACGGGGCGTTTAAATTCCATCTGCTCCGGGACGTCATAATCGACGTGAAAGAGAGGAGAATCAGCCATACACCGCCCCGCTGTAGTGATCCGCGTCGCCGAGGCTCTCGCACTCCAGAAGCAGGAACCGGCGCTCGGAATTGAGATCGCGGATTCGCCGGACGCGTAAAACCTCACCTCCGGGTAACACGATTTGCCACTCGCTCGACATGCCCGACCGGTAGCGGATAGTGATGAGGTGCGTCACGGCTTCGCCGGTCTGAACAGAGGACTGATAAGTCGTTGCGCCGGTTTGCTGGACTCTCGCCCACGCCCGGAACGTGTCGATCTCCTCGCTTTCCGTGCCGAAATCAGCCGCCGGTGAATCAACGCGCTTTCTGAACTGAACGCGTCGGTTAAGCTCTCCGGGGTCGGGAAACGAATAGCGCGTCGCTGTCTGTGACGGGCTTCTTTTCATAGCGGGATAAACCTGTATGCATCGACAAGCCATTTAAACGACTGCGGCATCTCTGTCATTTCCACATCAGACGTTGATGATCGGTTTTCATAAAAATGACTACAGAGCATCAGCATTGCCTGGCGGATATCGTCAGAGACGACGAGTCCGTCCTCGTCAGTGTCGGGGACTTCCGTCGCGTATAACCTGCGGTTGAGGTAATTCGAGGTGCGGGCCTCAGCGGCCCCGCCGAGGAGGGTTAAAAGCGCGTCTTCCTCGGTGAAATCCTCCTCAATCCGCAACTGCGCTTTAATTTCTGAAAGGGAAAGAATCACGGCTCGGCCTCAATAAAAAACGCCCCGGAGGGCGTTATTTAGATTTAGTTCGCTTTTCCGCTGTGACAGTGACGGCGCAGGAAGCAGAAACGCCGGAGCCGTCCGCCGCTGTCGCGGTAACGTCTACCGGGCCGCCCTCAGCGACGCCAGTCACAACGCCGGAGGCGTCAACGGTTGCGATGGCTTCGTCTCCTGACGTCCAGTTAAGCGCCTTGTTTGTGGCGTTTTCAGGGGTGACACTTGCTTTAATTGGCGAGGTTGCCCCGACCGCGACAGAAAGCGCGGTCGGATCAAGTGTCACCCCGGTTACTTTGCCTCTTCTTTACCGACCAGCGCTTTAACCGCTGCGGCATCTTCGAGAGCGCAGTCGAAGCGATGGAATGCAAGGAAACCGACCTGATCATATTCCGCGTAACGCTCAGTGAGTCGCATCAGGGTCATGTACGCCACACGGCGTAAGATGAAGCGGTCAAAGTCACCGCAATACACGAACTGTTTACCCGCGCCAATATCGGCAATCGCCTGATCGATAACGTAAGGCACGTTGAGCACGGTCGCCGGTGCCATACCAACCACATCCGGGAGCCAGAGCGGGCGGCCCTGCGCATCTTTCATAGAGGAGATTTTCAGCAGGGTATTGTCGTTAAATGCAAAGCGGAATTTCGGCGAATTGCGGTAGGCCGGATCGACGCTGTGTTTCAGCGCGAGCAACTCCTCCCAAGTAAACGCGTCAGCGGCTGCGGCGGATGTGGTTTTCGTCACCCACTTAGCCAGTCCTTTAACGTTTTTACCGATGCCGTCACCGTTAACGATTTGCGCCGCTTCGCCACGGCCCAGGCGCTGCGCGATACGTGCGGCCAGATAGCCGTTCATGTCGATGCCGCTATCGAGTAACAGCTCGTTAGAAACGCGGATAATTTTCGACGTCATTTTTTTGGCACCGATAGTGATCGGCTCGAAAGTGACATCGCCTTCGCTCGCTTCCTCGTTCTCTCCGAGCATCACGCCCATATCGGCGGTGCCGTCACTATAAGTCCAGTCGATATCCTGACCATTCGATGTGCTCAGAATCTGGCAAACACCCGCGATCCCGCCGTAGGCTTTCATTGCCTCAACGACACGGTTTCGGAACTGTTTCGGCACGGTGAAACCGCCTTTAGAACCGCCGCCCTCACCGTCGTCGATACCCTGGGCGCGAAACTCTTTTAGAGTGCGCTTTTCTTCCGTTGACAGCTCCCCTAAGCCGTGGCGGACAAACTTGTCGAAAACAGCGGCGCGACGTTCATCTTCGGAGCCCTCCGGGTTGTTGCGGTGTTCGGGTTCGTTTTCGGCTGCGAGGATATTATCCATCGCGCGGAGTTCTTCCTCGCGCTTAATCGCCGCGTCGAGCTTGTCGTATTCGTGTTTTGCATTGTCCCACTGGCTGCGCTGCTCCTCAGTCCAAGATGCATCGCCGATTTTTTCGTTCAGGGCGCGCATTTCAGCGGCGATAGTGGCGCGTTTTTGCTGCATTTCGTGCAATTTCATAAGGTCAATCACTCTTTTTTAGATATAAAAAAACCCCGCCGAAGCGAGGTTGTTTAATTAAAGGGTTAGTTACGGTCGCGCTAACAGGTCAAGAACTCGCTCGCGAGCGGCTTTCTCTGTCGTCTGCTTTTGCCGCGCCTCAGCGCTGCGCTGATCCTGCTCTGCCTGTTGGCTGCGCCACTGCTCCAGCGAACGGACGGCGCTGTCGGCCTCCTGATAAGCCGGATAGGTGACAGGCGAAACGTCCAGCAAGCGGGAAAAGCGAGTAATTTCGCGAACGACGACGCCGTCTTCATCCTGATACCAGCGTTCGCCATCGCGGGCGACACGGAACGCAAAAGAGCTTTGTGAAATGTCTCCGCGCTGCATCGGCGCGAGAACCAGATCGCGGATTGTCTGCGTTTGCGGAGCTGTGATTTCGTAACGCAAGCCTCTGTCGTCGACAGAGAGGGACAACGTCCCCGCCGAGCTGCGTCCTAAAATAAAATTCGGGTCATGGTTAAACAGGGCGCGAACATCGTCGCCGAGGACATCGTCAAACGCTCCCGGCTTAATCACTTCGCGGAACGAGCCGAAAATCAGCTCTGAACGGCTGTTAAATACAGACGCATAGCCAATAATTTTGGTTGGTTCGCCCTCAACCTCAGCGGCGCGGACTTCACCAACGTAACAGCGCTTTTCAATATCACTCATTGTCAGGGTTTCCCTCCGGGGTTTTGTCTTTACTTCCGCTTGTCTGCGCGGCATTAACCGAAACGAGCATTTCATCAAGCCCCGGAACCGGATTTTTATCCTCCAGCGCTCGCACTTCGTTACGGCTTAACCAGCCGTCGGTGATCGCGTAGTGGTAGAACTCGGCTCGCTCTTTCGGCGTACCACGCAACAACCCGGCCAGATTGAATTTGACGTAATGACCGGCGGCCAGCTCCTGCCGGGTAAAAAGGCGGCGGTTTAGCTCCTGCTCCCAGTTAACAACCCACGGCATAATCGTGAATCGCACGAACTGAATCGACTGCTCGGAAATGTTGGAAAACGTCGCTTTTTCGAGGTCGTTAATCATGTGCGCCGGCACATTGAAAATCCCCGCTATCATGCTGCGGTTTAGCTTCATCATTTCGACGAGCTGCGCGTCTACCGGCGATATGGTCAGGGCTTTGTAATCCAGTTCGGCAGGGAGCAAGAGCGTTTTGTTTTCCTGCGAACGGAGCGCGGCAGCGGCTTTCTGCCAGATTTTTTTAAGCCGATCCCACGATTTATCGTTCAACTCCTGCTTGACGGACACTATCCCCGCCGGGCGCGCGTTGCCGTTAAAAAAGCTCTCTGTGTACTTCTGCCCTGAGAGCCCCAGGCCGATGGTTTGCGCGTGCTGCATAATCGGGGAGAGTCCCCATTTGTCGCAGTTACCAATCGCCTTAATGTGAACCATATCGTCGGGGTGAACCGACCAGCTTCCTTCCTCGGTGTAAATACCGTAACGCCAGCGGCCATCAAATTTAATCAGGCACGATTCCCACGGCATTCGGTGCGCCAGCTCGATAACCTCGCCGCGCCGGTTGCGTTTAATCTCCGTGTAAGCATTGCCCCACCCTAAAACGTGGCGTTGCATCAGCTCGCGCCATTTATACGAGGTTTCCCACGGGTTAGGCTCGTCATGAACGAGATAGAAAACCGGGTGTTCTGTTGCCTGCCGAACGGTTTTCCCCTCGCGCCGCAAAACGTGTAGCGGCATTTGTGCCAGGTTCGACGAGAGCACATAAATGCAGGAATAGACCGCCGCCAGTTTCATCGCCGTCTCAGGAGAGACAAAAACGTCAGAAATCATGCCGGAGGTTGTCGCGATGTTCTCGCCTGTCAGCGGTGTGGCAGGATTTTCTGGATTACCCGGCTCCGCGTTAGGGTCTGAACGGAAAAACGCGTCAAGGAACATCAGCGCCCCCTTTTGCGGGCCATCGCGAGACCGTTTAAAAGCAGGCCACCGCCCGCGACAGCCATCGCCGGAGCCGTTCCCCACCGCAAATAACAAGCGGAGATAAGCAGGCAGAAGCCCACAACGCCGAAAACGTCGTATAATTTCATAGCGTTAAAATATCCTCATCATCAAGATTTGAAAGGAAATCACCTGGCTCGTTGAGCATGGCCCGGCCAACCCCCATCATCATTGCTACTGCGCCGTCGATTTTGTTCTCGTTGCCCTCTTTGGTCGGTCGGACAACGTCGTCAGAGCCTGCGTAATACTTGCCGACAACATTCTGGATGCACCAGGTCAGGATCGGATTCCCGTCATGATGGAAACGGCCAGCCGCGAGCGCGGCCTCGATTTCTCGCATCGGGTCGGACATGTTCGTAAAGTTCTGCGTAATGGTGACAGGATTTAGCCCTTCATCGTTGAGCATATGCGCCAGTGACGTCGCGCCGTAAGGGTCGATGGGGCATATCTCGATTTTCACCTTGTCACGGAGCCTGAGAATCGACTCGAAAATCACCCGATAATCGACCTCTGCGCCATCGGTCGGGATCAGCACACCTTGATTTACAAACGACTGATAGCGCTCGGCGGTGCGTTTTAGCTGCGGATCTGTTGAGTAGACCGTATCCTCTGGCACCCAGAACTGAGCGCCGATGCAGTAAAAGTGTTTAAGCCCATCGATTTCCCGCATGAATACTGGCACCACGGCGTTGAGGTCGAGCTTTGATGCCAGGTCGATCCCGAGATAACACGGCTCCCCCTCAAAATCGGCAAGCGTAAGCGACGGGTCGGCAGCCTCCTGCCAGCGCTGCATGTTGTAAAACGCGGCTTTACTTGAGACCCAAAGGTTGAAGTGCTTGGTCAGGATCTTGTTAGTCTGGCTCGGGGTAGTTTTTGCAAGCTCCTGCTTGGCACGCAGAAATTCAGGCTTGAGCGAAACGCCAAGGTTTGGGTTCGCTTTCCGAATGGCTTCCTCAGAGGTCCAGTCGTCATCCTTATCAAGGGTGTAAATGATGCCGAAAATCGTCTCATTTGCACCGTCAGTGCGAATGCCTTCAAGAATTTCTACCACCTGTGAGCGCTTGTCATAACAGGGCGAGGCAATATCGTAGCCTGCTGTCGTGATGATGAGCGTCAGGGGCTGTTCACGCGCCCCTTGCCCGGTCGTCATTGTCGTGTAAAGCGCATCTGTGGCGTGTTCGTGATACTCGTCGATAATTGCACAGCTCGGCGAGTCACCATCACCAGGATCGCCGACAATCGGCGCAAACACCGAGCCATCTGGCCGGGTCATTTTTTTTGCCCACGGCTTTATTGAGAAGCGCTTACGCAGCGCCGGGAGTTTCTGCACCATTTGGCGCGCAGGTTCAAAGACTTTAAACGCCTGCTTTTCTGTCGTGGCTCCGCAGTAAACTTCAGCGCCGTGCTCGTCGTCCGCGCAGAACATATAAATGCCCACGCTGGCAGCGATGAGTGATTTCCCGTTCTTACGGGGAACCTCGATGTAAATCTCCTGGAAGCGGCGAAGTCCATCTGATTTGCGAACCCAGCCAAACGAAACGCAGAAACAAAACTTTTGCCAGTCCTCCAGCGTCAGCCGGAGCTTTTTACGGGCCCATTCGCCGGACGTGTGGGGCATTTTTTGCGAGAAGCGACAAAAACGCTCGGCTTTATCTCTGTCGAACCTGTATGGCCAGCGCTGATCTTTGGCCCGCTCAAGGTCATTAAGATGGCGCTGACACGCGAGCTTTACATAACGGCAGGCGAGAATCTTCCCAGCGACAACATCCCGCGCGTAGCGATTCGCGTCGTTAACGTTCGGATAGGTCGCCATAAGTTAAAACTCATCAAATTCATTTCCCTCTTCATCGTCAGGCGTACCCGCGCCGAGCATACGCGCACGACTCATGGGGTCCAGGCCCAGCAACGAGCCAAGCCTGGCTATCTGCGCTACGGCATCGTTTCGAACATTAATCGCGGGATGTTTTTTGATGCCGCTCTCGCCGGTAGCGATGATTCCACTGGTTGCGATCATCTTCTCGGCTTCGATCATGAGGTGAAATGCATTGCAGTAGGCCATGAGGACAGGAGCGTCCTCCGGTTCAAATAAACCACGCTCAATAAGTATCTTTGAGGTGCTTTTCCAGACCTTCACCGCCACGGCGCTCATTAGCTCTTGTGGCGGTCTGATATTTGTAATTGAGCTTTTGCCGCTTACAGGGAGATTCTTCTTTCGACCTCCACCAGCGGCCCGGACTCCGGCCATAAATTCACCTCCTGGCTGAGCAAAAAACCGGCGAAAAGCCTCCCGGAAAAAAATTCTTATTTCTCACGCGCAAAAATTTAGCGGGGCGGGCAGTCTGGAGCGCTTCATCCCCCAGAGATTTACCCCCGCCCCTCTCCGCTCACTCTTCCTGATGCCCTGCATCTTTCACCGCATCACGCTCAGTCGCTCTCTCGCTGTTTTAGCCTTGTGATGTTCAGAGCAAATGCATTCGAGATTACTCGGGTCGTCTGTGCCCCCGTGAGCTTTAGCGATGATATGGTCGACGCTTGAACCGGGACGAATGACGCCCTCACGCTTACAGGTCTGACACAACCCCTTGTCGCGCTTGATAACCAGGTTCCTTACCTTTCGCCACTCAGCACCATAGCCTCGCTGTGCTGCTGACCGCCCTTTATTGTGTCGTTCCCAGCCAGCGCCTTTATGCTCTTCGCAGTATCCGCTTCTGTCTGTAGTTGATTTACCACATCCACGTTTACGGCAGGCTTTAGGAATTCTTGGGGGCATGCGCAATTCCTTTCAGTAGGATTACAGAAGGCAAACCACACGAATAGATGTTCTCTATTGCTGTAACGGATAACACTTTAATCCGACATTGCTTTGGCTAAGGTCTATGAGGTTATGCAACAGCAATATTTCATATAAACCTTGTTTGTCGCAGGCATAAAAAAACCGCCAACAGGCGGGTGAATGGATGCCAAAAAATCAAAGCTGTACAAGTTTAGGTTTTTTTAGCGCCAAATTTGCTTAACGTAACATTAATTATTTTCATTCAAAAATATTGATCCCACAAGGTATATTAGAATTAATTTTTAATCCAATGTCTATTAAGATAAGGCAATGCCACTTCAAAAAAATTGATTGAAATAGAAGATGCATTCCATATACAGGAATGACCACACGTTATGCTACATTTCTTGATGTACAGGTTTGGTGAATGTGTATAGGTTTGTGAAACGGTATATCACCGTAAGTAACGAATGATGCTTTGCATCGCCTCTGAAGGTGTAAGGATTTCCACCTTCAGAGGTCCTTTTTTGATGTGTTCACATCCGATCAGACTGTAACTTCCCTACGAGGCAATGAACAGTCTCTAATATTCTTAAATTATGAGGCTACATATGGCACCCTCAGTATCCGCAGATTCTCAGCTTGTCGACTACTTTGCTGCTAATGGCGATCAATACCTTTGCGAAAAAGTTATCATCTCAGAAATCCGCTTAGAACTGACTGCAAAAAAAAACAGTGTTACCAATAAAGATATCATCCTTGCTTTGATCTACAGACTTCAGGTTGAGCATAACGAGGCAAAGAAAGATATCCTCCGCAACGCATTAGAGATTGTTGTCCAGCGCACTCCAGACGACATTCAGTCCTGACCGGGCTCCCAGATAACTATTAAAAGAAAGCTGTTCCCTTGCATCACCATTTCAGCCTCTGATCATACAGAGGCTTTTTTTATCTTAAACACTGCTCTTTGATGGACTGCTGCAAGAAATTTACTTGCCCTGTGATGGTGCCGATTCGCTCTTTGAGGGTGAAATAATCCCGTTCAGCTGAGTCAGTAAGCCAGGGCGGGTTACATCATCCATGCTGGTTGCATCGAACGTACCGTTTGCTGGGCAGGTTGTGCTGGGCCGCAACTTCTTACAACTTACGGCCGCTTATCCCTGTGGTGGGACTAGTATCTTCCATACCATCTTTATTCAGCTTTAATTCACAATTAAGTTCCATTTAAGTTGCTTATGGTTATGTGAAGTAACTCACCCCAAAAGATGCAGAATATATCCAGCTTCCTGAAAATATTAGGAAAAAGTTGATTATCCTCATTAACTGCGTTGTTAATGTGAACTAAAGAAAAGGAGATCTTCATGAAAAACGTGATTTACAGCATGCTTGCAAAGATTTCGAAAATGGATGCAGAAGCGAAGCAGCTGACTGCGTAGGTAGAAGCTCAAGCTCTGCTCTTAAGTGCGATGTTAATTACGATTGGTAAAGGTGGCAGTTTTGAGGAAATGATTGAATCCGTTAAGCAAGCAATCAACGCAGCACTGGACTCGGAAGATAATTCTTTCAAATCCGAAACGACAGTTTTGCTAACTCAGTTCAACGCGCTACTGTCGATCGCAGCCTCTCTAGATAAAAAAGATCCTGAACTTGACGTATCTGGACTCCTCAAGCTCACCTCTTCACTATCGAGCGACAAAGGCCTTTAAAAGGGTCTAGTACTTCGGAAAAGACGTACCCCTAGGTGAATAAATCACGATGGCCTTTTCAATATCTTCCTGCGAAGGCTCTAGTTCAGAGATACCGATAAGATAAGGTATGCCGCTATCAGATATGTATGTTGTGATAAAAAATGTAACGGTTCTGGTTTCGTGTTTAATGGGTATATGGTGAATGGCTCTTGCACGATTTGCTATCGTCAAAATTTCGCCATTCCAGCTCTCACCGAAGAGCATGACATCATTCATAATTATTCCCAGCGAACATGGGCTAGAGAAAACCCATCTCGTTACAGAAAAGGCCACGCAAAAGCGTGGCCTTTGTTTATCGCTTAGCTGGGCTTAACGAAGTCAACACTCAGGTGCCACCGGAAAATGTCGACGTTCGGCCAATTAAACTGGCTTCAATACCCTCATCTGGTGTTGGCAGGTGAACCGAAGTTACACGAAGCTTAACACCAAATCGGAAATTACTATCGAAAATTTTAAAACAATTGATAGTAACAATCAATGTATCGTAGATTGGCTATTTTTGGACGTTAATAGGGGGAATTAATTTAAGGCAGAGGATATGCGCACCATGTCAGATAATTCCTTGCTTTATCAGGTGATTACCCACAATAAAGACCATAAAAAAGCAAAAAATAGGGGTTTATAGCTCATAAATTCACCTATTTAAGAGAATTATACCAAGCCTGCCATCGGTATTTGTCGAGCCTTAACTGTCTTAAGCACTTTGCGGTTTCTACATCAGCCAGTAAATCTTCGTCACTGTTTCTACCAGCATTACTTGCTTTGCATGGGGGCTCCATCAAATCCGCTGAGGGAATTGGCAGCGTCAATGGCGCGCTGCCGCAACTGCACAGCATCATTGTCAAACTTACACACAGTACGATTTGGAGACTGGACATATTTAATTACATCACGATTGATAACATGGTAAACGATTTTTCCTTCGTGACTGGTGCGAGCAGCTTTAATCTCAGAAGAACGAATCATATCTTCAGCTTTTGCTTTCTTTCTTGCCGCCATCGCGTTTACGTAATCAGAGTGGGCATTCCAGCCAGCGCGCCAGGAAAGTAAACCCGTGAGCATAAAAAGCAGTACATAGATTACAAATTTTCCAATGACCTTCATTACCGATCCCACATGCAAACCTGATGTTCAACTTCTCGCCTGCTCATCAACCCTCTCCACTTCTTGCCCCCAGCGTAAATCCAGCGCTTAAGCTCGTTACATGCCCCGACATAATCACCGTCGTTAAGCTTTTTCATCAGAGTAGATTTGATAGCTGCTGAGGGGCCGACGTTATAGGCAAATGAGTAGATAGCGGCGCGTTGGGTATCAGTAGTGTTTACTTTGATGTGCGGATCAATCTGGCGAGCGATATGTGTCATATCAGCTTGGGTAAGCGCATCACACTCGGCATCGGTGTAACGCTTTCCCGGAATAATGTCTTTGCCGGTATGTCCATCACAGACCGTAAGAACGCCAACCACATCCCGATAAGGCACATACTCGCGCCCTTCTAAGCCGTCTTTACCAGCAACCATTGCGGTGGCAATGGCAATAGCCCCACCGCCCACAGCTGCGACGATTCGTTGTTTTAATGCCGGGGACATTATTCTCCCCTTGCGGCTTTACGCCGATCTTCTTTGAGTTTGAAATAGAGGTTGGTCAGGAAGGTAAGGAAACCGAATACCAGGCTGCCGAGTACACCAATAGCCGCCCACTGTGATGGGGAAACTTTATCGAGGAGCTGGAGCACCCAAAACCCGGCATTACCTACAGATGTACCATAGGCAATGCCTGTCGTTAATTTATCCATTTGATACATACTCTCACCTCCTCTGTTCAGGGAAGTGTTCTGTGTTAAGACAGGAGTGGAACGGAGATAAGGAAAAGGGCAAAAAAAAGCCAGCTCGGACAAGCTGGCCTTAAAAGGAACCTCATAAATAATAGTGCCGGGTGCTTCCCGGTGAGACTTTGACTGGCAACAAAGTCTCGCATGCTGCTCACCCTTGGACTTAGCCAGTAATGCCCCGCCGCACAGGGGGATTCACCATTAAAATTGTTGGATGTCTATCGCGCATGCCAATGCAACGATGGCAAAAATTTAGCATTGGGCCCTAAATTTTCAAGCCATTACCGATAAATAAAATTTTACCCAAAAAAAAGCCAGTTCGGCAGAACTGGCAACATGCGTGACTTCAGGACGCTCCATAGCCCTTGTTCTGTAACGTACTATTCTCCCCTGAGTTGGTCAGGTGCGGCACATCTCAATTTTAACAATTAAGATGGACTCGGCACTCAATACCGGAAGAATTCGCTACAGCTAATTATTTGCACCATGTGAGGGGCGCGCTTTAAAAGTAGCAAGTCCTGGGACGAAAAGGATCGCGGGCATTAACGAAAAAGGTTTTATTTTCATATCGTGATTATTATCAACTTTTAATTTCCGGCACGTTTGCAAAGTTGGAACGCCAGATAACATGAAAAGGCCACCTCTCACACAAAAAGCTCTATACCCAAACAACAGGGCGGTTATAGAACGTGCCTATGTTAAGGAGCAGGAGCGTATCTCTTTACTAGACGTCAAAAGAGTTTTTGTAGGAAAGCCAATCATGCCAGACGTTCTCTGGGTTAACGTCAGGATAACCACGGCTCTCATTCATTTTTAAAGCGATATCGTCAGGCATTACCATACCGACTGCATTATCGCGCAGTGTCTCAACCTCTTGTTGCGTCAACTCACGACCGAGTTCTTTCTCTTTTGCGGTAAGTAAAACGATGAGAGCCGGAATAAATACCAGTGCCATTTGTTGCCTCTGAAGGTATCGGTAATGGAAGCCATATTATCCGATGGCATATGTCGCAGAAACAAAAAACCCGCACAAGGCGGGTTAGATACAACAGAGGCAAAATAACATAATGTAGATAAATTTACCGGTTTTAGTTCGGTTTTGCAATAACTTGTTTGTAATTTGCCACCTTCTGCATCGAACGTGTTTTTGCTGCATCTATTACGGCCCTCTTATCCAGATACAGAAAATTGGCTCTCATTTGCGCCCACCGTGCGGCATATCCTTCCGACCACGTAGATTTTGTTACCCCAACCATCTGCGCCAGCTCATGGCCTTTGTAGCAGCCTTGCGGCTCATTTCGTAACTCGCGTTTAACGTCCTGCGCCGCCAGCCATACTAACGCACGCAAACGCTCCAGTGTCTTACCGGCGATTCGTTGACCCTTGAGTTCCTCGCTGAAAGTCTCCCATCCCCAGCGTACTATCTCGACCTGATGTGCATAACGTATGTTTTCGGAGTAACACCACAGCAGCCAGGCGCATTCGACTTCATCAAGCGCCAGTACAGCCCGACGCCAGCTCGCGGTAGCGTATTCGACGGGAAGCACCAGCGCGATTGATGAACCTTTGGCTCGGGACTGCACTCCTGGTACGGGTGGGTTATGTAAGGTAATCATCTTCCCGGTTTCCTCATCCCTAACCTTCAGGCGCTTTCGCTTGTAGCGGTTCGTGGCTAATTGAGCGTTTTCTGCGAACGCAACGAGTTGCCCCTTGGTTGACCCGCTTAAATCAGCGGTCGCGGTAATGAGTTGCTGACGGATGTATTCGTAATCCTGTGCTATCACTCTTCAATCTCCGTGACTTTAATACCCAGACGCCCACCGGGAATGACTTCCCCGCGTATTACTTTCAGCTCGTCTATTTGCGAGTCGTTTTGCATGAAACCGCCCTGCTCCAGTGAGTCGCAGACCGCTTTGAGAATGTTGTCGATATCGCGGCGGCGTTGATCAGGCATGTTCGCGATAATGCGCAGCCTCAGCCGCGCAGAGGTGTTTATGTCGAGCTTGAGGATATGCAGGATCTCCTGCACTGCCCGACGGTACTCGCGGCCTTTCTTGTTGATGTAGGTAATGCCATTTCCACGCCGCCAGTAGTCGTTAACACTTGGTGGATACGGCAATGTGAATTCATAGGTGTTTGTCATTTGGGCACCACCAGACCGCGCCGCGTTAGTTCTCGAAGCGTTAGCACGATGGCGCGGTCCATTAGTGCGCGACGCTCCTCTCTTGTCAGCTCGCTGCCGTTATCGATAGCATGATGACAGTCAGCACAGAGTGCCGCCGTAAGGCTGTCATCGACTTTAAGGCCCATGCCTTTGTCCTCGTTGCGATGTGCCACCTGCACACCCCAGCGGTGGCAAAGGACGCAACAATCTAACTGGCGAACGGCGGCCAGCCATTTAGCGCTTCGATAAATACTCTTCACCCTCACCTCCACATCGGCTGTTGAAATGTGGTGTCCTGCCGTGGCGGATATTTGCTTTCCGGCAGCAGCACGCGAACAACGAACGTCTTACAGTCTGCAGACAGAGATCGCTCAGCTTGAATGCCTCGTTTGCGATACTGGCGAAGCAGCTCGTCGGCTTCTTCCGCGGTGCAATCCGAATGTTCAAACCATCCCATACGCATGATTAAGCCTCCTGCTCTGCCCGGAGCTGCGCATATTCACAGTCCTCGGGAATAGTGAGACGGCAACCGATGCTCAGAGCCCAAGCTTCAACTTGCGAGAGGAAGAAATGCATCTCGCCTGTGTCAAGATCGGAGGTGTGACGGAGGGAACTGATAATGGTTTTCTCGCCGGTAATGACGTCGGTCATCTCACGGCGTTCGTAGCCGAGGTAAGAATGTTTGAGCGCGTCCTTAACCCACGCCGGGGAAGCAAAGGTTTTGCCCCGCTTAATGAGATAGTCACTGATTTCAGCAAACCACATATGCGCCAGCGCATTTTGTGAAAGGCTGCGAGTTTCGCGCCACGGTCTGATGATCAGGCGGTAGCAATCGCCATTAGCCAGTAGCGGCTGCAATTGCTCGCCGATGGAAGCGAAGTTGGATTTGTGAAGGCGGATGCCGTCTTTGGGAAAGTTCACGCCGCACCTCCGTAGAGGTCGAGCGCTGGACAAAGGAAAGCGCCAGTCTCGGGGGTACCCGGGGCCAGCGTATCAGGAAAGGCTAGTACTAAGTTGATATGCGCCATCGGTTTCTCCGATAAGGCGCAGTGACTACAAAGCCTAGGGTGTTCAGCCCTATTGCTTAATTATATTCGAGCTAAGGGAGCTAAATCCAGCTAGCCGAGTGGCCTGTCTGAAATCTTCTAGAGATGTCACGAATTCATCTTCTCTAAGCGCAAATCCATCCACAACCTCTAAATTCTTCATGTAAAGCAAGATCGCGCCATTGAAACTTCCGCTTTCGAGTACGGGAATCAGTGCCTTGGGTACCTCGATATTGATTTTTTTCACAAAATACACCCCTTACATCTTAACGATAAGTTCGTTATCGCCTAACACTTAAAACTCTATCGCAGCTTCGCTCGTGAAAACTCCTGCACCTACACAACCAGATAACATTTCATTAACGGTTCACTGACATATTAACTGTACATAAATACAGTATCTTTTGTGGGATCGGGAAATACAAGAACCAAGAACTCTATTTGGTTAATTTCCATGATCTCAGCAAAGCGACATGTAATTGGCACTTTAATTTTATGATTGAAATCAATCATTAACTGGAATCACTAGCAGAAGGGAAAGACTATGAACGGGTGGTGAGGTATGTTAAGAAGTGTTCAAAGTCCGCTTTGTGCCAGAGGTGGTAGTTGTTAACATTTGTTGAGTTGACCCTGTAAGTACCATGCTAAACGAGGTCATTCACTTTGAGACATTTTCATATTACTTGTGTAGGCTCAAGTGCGCATGCAGTAAACCGTTGTTGAAGTTGAATGAATGGTCTAGCTAATATAAATTGGAACCAAAAGGTTAAGAGGATGATTTCCATGAATTCAGAATCATTTAAAGAAACACCCAGAACGACAAGACTTAGTAGGAATCTCAAGAATCTATATCTAGATCCTAATAATTACCGCTTTGTCGATAACGAAAATTACAGATTTGTCGGCGAAGATAATCTTTTAGATACACAAGTACAGAAAAGAACGCGAACATTTATTGAAGGCCGAGGACAGGAGAACATTCGTGACCTCATAGCAAGTTTTAAAGCGAATGGTTTTTTGGATGTAGATATTATCCAAGTTAGAGAACTAGGTGATAACAGATATCTTGTTTTAGAAGGTAATCGCCGAGTAACTGCCTTAAAATTTTTGCAGGAAGCTTTTGAAAATGGATTTGAAATAGGAAATCTTGATCCTGCAATATTTAGAAGCGTGCCATTTGAAATTCACAGCAAAGAAGAAAATGAAAAACATCTCATAGTTATGGGATTGAAACATATTAGTGGAAATAAAAAATGGTCAACATTCAACCAATCGAAGTTGCTGTTCGATTTTCTGAAACCTTATCAAAACGCATCTCGAGAAGAATACGTTAGTAAAGAAAACGAGTTGGTAAACTCATTAGGGATAACCAAACATCGCCTTAGATCAATGTTGCGAGTTTATAATTTAATTCAATCTTATAAAATGAGTGATTATAGCGAGCAGTTTTCTTCGGATATGGTTGGTATTTTTGAGGAGATAATGAAAAAGCCAGTTATTAAAAATTGGCTGGGCTGGAATGACGCAGGTTATTCTGCTAATAACTTAATTAACTTAGAACGTCTTTTTTCATGGATTTCTAAAACTGAAGTTTATGCAGAACCAGAAGAAAATGAAGATGAAGATAGTTACGACAACAGTGATGATTATAAAGAGCTTGAACCAATCATAACAAAATCACTTGAAATTCGTGATCTCGCTTTGTTTATCGAAGATGAGCATGCCTTGAAGGTTATGGAAGATGAAAGAAGCCTTGCTCGTGGTTTAGTATCAAGTGGATCTGTTGATAAACAAAATTACCAAGATGCCCTGTCCAGCCTTTCGGAATCATTAAGAAGTTTAACTAACTATAGAACATTAATTAGTGCTGATGATACACGCATTTTAGATGAGGCCAAAGACAGCTTATCAAAAATTATACCCAAGAAGAACAGCTTAAATATTGAGGGTGGGAACTTCACTACTGTTTTTGAATATGGCGTCAAATCTCATTTTGAAACTATCAATATAAAGAAATACAAAAAATTAAAACACTTTGAAATTAACAACCTAAACAGAATAAATATCTTTGCAGGGTTTAATAATACAGCTAAAACCACGTTCCTGGAAGCAGTCTATCTTCTTACTCAAAGAAATGATATGGCTTCGCATTTTAAATTAATCAGACAAAAAAACAAATTCTCATCATTAAGTCCAGTGTTTTTAAATTCCGTGTTTCAGGATCCAATTTCTATAGAGGGACGGTTTAACGGAGTTGATGTTTCAGTTCACATGGAGAAATTCGACGAACCTACCGTAGATAAAAAAGATGACTATATAGCTTCATATAAACTGACATCTCAAATTGATAGCATAGTGATATCAAATTTGGTACATACGTATGTACATGAAAGCATGATAAGAATATCAGATCAAGTATCCCATCTTTGTTCATCATCATTCAAAAGTCCGTATTTTTATGATATCGATGATTCAATTAGTGATTACAATCGAAGCGTTGAACTTAAGATTACACCTGTTGATGGTCTTTCACAGACAGCCATTAACCTTGTCATCGAATTTATGAAACGAGTAGAAGATAGCATTGTCGATATACGTTATACTGAAGAAATGGATGTTAAACGTTTCTTGGTTGAATCGAAGCACTCACTGGAGCGCAGTTTTGATTTAACTACTTATGGTGAAGGTATTCAGCGAATTTTTTATATTGCGCTCGCGTTTGCTTCATGTAGGAATGGGGTGATATTAATTGACGAATTTGAAACGGCTATTCATTTTAGCCTTTTAAAAGAGTTTACACGATTAACACAAGAGCTTGCTGAAACCTTTAATGTTCAAGTGTTTTTAACTTCTCATTCTCGTGAATGTATCGAAGCATTTGTTGAAAATGGTTATAAAACAGAACAAGTAACAGGCTTCCAGATGATTAATAGCGGCAATAAAATCAGCTCAAAAAGGGTAGAAGGAGAACGCTTTAAGTATCTTATTGAAAATATTGCTCTGGATATTAGGGGGTAATATGAACAAGAACAAAGTGGTTGTAGTAGCGTGTGAAGGACAGCATGATATTTCATTTATAACCAGAATTCTTCATACTGTAGGATTCAAAACCGACAACAGGAAAATAAAAGACTTCCCATTTCCTTTTAATACCCTTTTTGCTGGCATAGCAGGAAAAATGGTATTGGCTGATAGAAAATTAGGGTATCAAAGCCCAAACTTTCTTTTACCTTCTGTTGCGTTAGAATTTCAAGGGAAGATTGTTTTTCTCCACAATCTCAATGGCGATGGACGCAGTGCTGAAAGGGGGGAATTGATAAAGCTTTACTCCGGGTTAGTGGGAGATGATGACTTTTCTAAAGATTTAAATTATGAATTTAGGTTTTTATTCTTTTTCGATGCTGATGATCATGGTGTACCAAGCCGACTTTCAGAAATGACGGCTGAGCTAGAGATGCAAACAGCTTTATCTAATGGTTCAGTAGTGGCTTATGGTAAGCATGAGCTAGGTTGTTATATCTATCATGAGAATGATGGTGATACAGGAGTGCTTGAGGACATATTACTTGGGCATTTTTCAAGAAAGGATAATGATTTGCTAGAGCACGTTTCTGACTTTCTTTCCAATCATATATTGGAGGAAGAAAGAACCAAGGAATTGCATGTAATTGATGGGGTGGAACAACGAAAAGGTGCTTCTAAATATTCCGAAAAAAAATCAAAATTAAATTTGTTTGGCCAACTTCAGTTTTCCGGGATGAATAATTCAGTAATTATTTCCAAATCGGACTTCCTAAGAATGGAAGATATAGAAAACTGCCCGCAGTGTATAATAATTAAAAATATGTTTTCTTGACCAAGTTGCCGCTAAGCGGCAGCTTAATATTATTCATTTTATAATCAAAATGAATAGCCACAGTTTATATATCCATTTTTCACTGTTTGTAGATAGGTACTAAGGTCCGCTTCTCGCTCAAAGCGGACATTACCCTATGCTTCAGCCCCCCTCTTGCCAGAAGCAGAAATTGTGAGTGAAGCCGCACTGTGCATGGTTATCCCCTAAAACCAGCCGGAATTGTATTATCCGGCTCCGGAATATGATTCACATCGCGCCAGGCGGGCATGTTCACGCCAGTGCAGAACCTGATCACCAGGTCATCCCATTTCTCACGCAACTTGGACGGGCATTTAACCTGACGGATCCAGAACGGGTCGCTCTGTACCCGTCGAAATAACTCGCAAATCTGTTTGTGTGTACGGCCATCGAGCATGCGCATCAGGCGTATATCGTTCGCCCATGCCGTCCAGTTAGGCTCTTTAGGCCGGACAGGTTCGCCGTCAAGGGTGTCGGCCTGCTCGTACAGTTTCAGCACTCGCGTCCAGATCCACTTCGCGCAGGTCAAATCCTCCTGACTGCCCCACTGGCTTTTCCTGGGGCTGAAAACCACGGCTTCAGGATGCCGTGTCAAAAACTCAGCTTTGGTGAGCTTTTCGTCCGACAGCGAAGCGTCGGGACAAGAAGTGTTTTCTGGTTCTTTGACTGGTTCAAAAGAGTGACTGATTCTGGGTGAATCTCCTGCACCACCCCCTAGTGAATCTGTTGCACCACCTAGTGAATCTCCTTCACCCCCCTGGTGAATCTGCTGCACTATGCCTCGTTTATTACTGGCACCGTCTAGGGTCAGTCGGTAAAAATTACTTGTGTTTCCTTTGGGTCCGGTGCGGGTTTCTTTAATCATCAGCCCGGACAGGCATAATGCATTAATATGATTCATCACTGAGCGTCGACTGATTTCGCATTGATCGGCGATATGCTGATAGCTCGGCCAGCATTCGCCCTGGTCGCTTGCGTTATCGGCCAGCTTAAGCAGGACCAGCTTGCGCAGCGGGTTCCCCACTTTCACTTTCATTGCCTGAACCATCAGTTCCATACTCATAAAAAGACCTCGAATCTTTCGCGCTAAACTGCGTTCGGCATAGCCGGAACCAGTTTCACTTCGTAACCCGGCAGTAAATCTGCCAGGGCATTAATTGCTTCCAGCGTTTCCTTACGGATAATTTCCTTCGGCTTGCGCATCAGCACGGCGTTCGTCGCCTCGATACACTCGCGGTTCGCCACAGCGGCCCGCAGCTGTTCGGCGGCAGCGGTTTCCAGCTCAGCGTTCATGGCAGCCTTAACCGCATAGCTCAGCGCTTCAGCGTTGCGGCGGTACTTTGGTGAATCTCCTCGGAAAGCACGCTTGATAATCTGCGCGTTGTTATGCAGCCGCCGGCTGTACTCTTTGGCGTCCTGAACGCTCAGGCTTTCCAGAAGACCGCCGGAATGATGCGTCGTTATCATCGGCGTGATGGTCTTCCAGCCCTTTTCCGCCGCCCACTGCTCAAGCTCCATGCCGAGTTTTTTGATTTCCATCAGTCAGAATCCTTTTGAAGTTCAGTGCTAGCCTTTCGACTCAAACGTTTTTTCTTGCGGTATTCGTCGTAAACGTTTTTGTCGTAGTGAAGTGTCCCTTCAGAAGCATCGGCTAAACGTTGAGCACAACGCTCTGGAACAAGGGTTTTCCACTGGCTGACTGCGGAGGGGTCAACACCTGCCGCAAATGCAACGCGAGACTTATTTCCAAAAACTTTAATGGCATCCTCTTTAAACATATCGACTCCTTAATCTGAGTTTTCTCAATGTTAAAATTGCAAGGAATCTCAAGTCAAGAAACTTTAAGATATCTCAATATGAACAACATCACTTTGGGCAGGCGTATTCGCCAAAGACGTAAAGAGATAGGTTTTAGTCAACGGGACTTGAGCCGGGCTGCTGGCGTCTCCGATTCGTCAATATCACTATGGGAAAGCGACAACACAGCCCCAAGAGGTGAAAACCTCCACAAGTTAGCCGCAGCACTGCAGTGCACCCCTACATGGCTGTTGTTCGGAGACGAAAACCAAGCTCCGACCCAGGCGGTTCCAGCGGGTGCGCCCCTCGAACTGTCTGATGATGAACTTGAGATGATCAGGCTTTACCGCGCATTACCAGAGTCTGAGCAAAAAGCACAGATGGGTAACATGCGAGCCCGGGTAAAAAACTTTAATCGCCTCTTCGATGAGTTGCTTGAAGCCCGTAAGCGTTCTAATAATCCTTGAAATTTAACCCACTTTAATTGCCTTTTAATCAACCAGATACTGTATACTCACGTCTTTTATCATGAGTTTTCTCAATAATAATATTGACTAATCACCATGAGAAAACTAAAGTTTACTCCATCACGTAACCACGGCGCAGTGATTACAAAGCTCTAAACGTTCCGCCAGCCGGGCGATAACGGCAAGGGAGAAGATGGTTAATCAACACTACGGCACTATGCCGGTAATCAGGCAATGCCTTGAACCTGGAATGATGGCGCTCCACGATGGTTGCGCTTATCGAGTCTCAGCGATCCGCGGTAAACACGTTTACCTTCACTCAATGCGCGAGCAAATCCGCATTACTGATCGTGTAGTCGAAGTTTTTCTTGATGGGTTCGGTAATCCGTTAACTCACTGACCCACCCTTTCGGACATTAATCAAACCCTCGTAATTGGCGGCTAACAAGGCGCCGGGGATTTTTACGCCCTTTTACAGGAGGAATCGTGAACGCGTATTTCATGCATGACCATATCGAAGAGCGCGCATGGCAAAACCACTACATACAAATAGCTCGTGAAGAGGAAGAAGCGGAGCTGGCCGACTTATACGATCGCCAGATCAAGTTTCATCACCTTCACGCTCTACTCAGCAACACCCAGGCGGATAAAGCCGCCCTTACTGCAACCTTCGATGATGTGGATTTTCAGGAAAAGGCAGCCGAGTTCCTGCGGTATGCCGCCGAAACGCTCGCGGCCAAACAGACTGCAATTAACATGGATTTGAGGAGAGGATGAGATGGCCCTTTTCCAACGAGCCACTAATACACAGGCTTTCCTTAAAGCCGGAATCATGGGTTTTGCCGGAGACGGCAAAACTTACACTGCCAGCGAACTGGCGATCGGCCTCGTCCTGTTAATGCGCCAGCGTGGGCTTGCAATGGGTGATAAGCCGGTAATGTTCCTTGATACCGAAACCGGCTCTGACTGGGTTAAACCCCGCTTCGATGCCGAGAACATTGAGCTTTATACAGCTAAAACGCGCGCGTTTGTGGATCTGCTTGCCGCTGTTAATGAAGCGGAACAAAGCGGTTCAGTTCTCATTATCGACTCCATCAGCCATTTCTGGACGTGCTTATGTGATGAGTACGCAACCCGCCGCAAACGTAAGCGTGGCCTTGAATTCTCGGACTGGGCGTGGCTGAAACAGGAATGGCGGCGTTTTACCGACCGTTTCGTTAACAGCCAGGCGCATATCATCATGTGTGGCCGCGCAGGCTATGAGTACGACTTTTTCGAAGGCGACGACGGCAAGCGCCAGTTAGAGAAAACCGGCATCAAGATGAAGGCCGAAACCGAGACGGGTTACGAGCCTTCAATACTGATTCAGATGGAAAAGCAGATGGCTCTTGAGTCCGGGCAGGTATGGCGCACCGCGCGCATTCTTAAGGACCGCTCTACTCGCATCGACGGCCAGTCATTCGCGAACCCGACGTTTAAACACTTTCTGCCGCACATTGAGTTCCTTAACCTGGGCGGAACACATTTAGGCGTGGATACCTCTCGCGATAACGGCGAGCTGTTTGCCGATGATGGTTTGCCGACATGGCAAAAAGAGAAACGCGCGAAAGAGATCGCCCTCGACGAGATCGTCGAGCTGCTGAATAAACATCATGGCGGCACAAGTAACGACGCTAAACGCGCTAAAGCCGATCTTCTGGAACAGGTATTCTGCTCTCGCTCCTGGGAGCGAATTAAGGGCATGGACTGGCCGACCATCAAAGCGGCCCGCTCCGCTCTATGGCTTCAACTGGAAGGGGTTCCTTACGAATTCCCGGCTCCTTCTGGCGCGGAGAAAAGCGAACCAGATGCGGCTTACGATGAAGTGATCCCACAGTAATAACCGGGCCCACACCCCGCTTTTTAGTAGTGAATTAAATTTTGTATTTTGATAGCGGCTTTCGGGCCGAGGAGGATTTCATGAGTGAAGTAGTGATGATTGTATCCCCTGGGAAATGGGTTGCGGAAGAACAGCTTATTGCGCTTAAAGGATTCAAAAGGGGAACGTTGAAAAGAGCAAGGGAGCAAAGCTTCCTGGAAGGCAAAGAGTACATACATGTCGCGCCTGATGGTCAGCCCTGGGATAACAGCCCCTGCTTTTATAACCTGGAAGAGATAGATCGCTGGATTGAACGACAGGCAATGGCAAAGCCGCGCCGTTACATAGCTTAAGTGAACTTAGTAAAAAGGAGACGTAATGATTGAGTACCCAACCGGCGTGGAAAATCACGGTGGGAAGCTTCGCATCTGGTTTATCTACAAAGGAGTAAGAGTCAGGGAAAACTTGGGAGTCCCTGACTCCCCTAAGAATCGTAAAAAAGCGGGCGAGCTTCGTAATGCGATTTGCTATGCCATCAAAACGGGCACGTTTGATTATGCCGCACAGTTCCCAGACTCACGTCACTTGGCACGCTTTGGTTTAGCTAAACCAAACATCGATTTCGCTACTCTCAGTGAGAAATGGCTCTCGTTAAAAGAAATCGATGTTTGCAAGAATACCTACGTGCGTTACAAAGCATCTATTAAGAACGTTATGCCATATGTTGGCGCAGATACGCTTATCGCCTCAATAAACCAAGAATTTTTGCTCTCGTTGCGTAGAGAATTACTTCTGGGTTTCCAGCGCCCTAAACATTGGCATACAAAACCGATTAAAGGCCGTACCGCCTCGACTGTAAATTACTATATGCGTGTTATAAACGGGGTATTAGAGTTCGCCAGCCATAATGGTTATATATCTACAAATCCCATGCGAAATATAACCTCATTAAAAAGATCGAAATCAGAACCAGACCCATTAACGAAAGATGAGTTTGAGCGGCTTATCGCAGCTTGTGACAATCGGCAGCTTAAAAATCTCTGGAGTCTGGCTGTATTCACCGGCATGAGACATGGTGAAATATGTGCCTTAGCTTGGGAAGATGTAGACCTCAAGGCTGGTACTATCTCTGTCACAAGGAATTACACTGCCGCCCGTAACTTTACTCCTCCTAAAACTGACGCCGGAACAGACAGGAAAATAGTGCTGATTGATGCAGCTATTGCTGTCTTACGAGATCAAGCGGAACTTACAAGACTTGGTAAGCAGCATGATATCAGTGTCGCTCTACGCGAATACGGTAAAAAGCGACTGGATAAGTGCACGTTTGTCTTCAGCCCTGCCGTGTACACTAAAAACCCTCATTGTGGGATTAACTACGCCACAGGCTCACTGAACCAAAGCTGGGCCTCGGCTATGCGACGTGCGGGAATTCGTCACAGAAAGGCTTATCAGTCCAGACATACTTATGCTTGCTGGGCTCTTTCTGCAGGAGCTAACCCTAACTTTATCGCCGGGCAAATGGGTCACGCTAACGCGAGGATGGTGTATCAAGTTTACGGTAAATGGATGTCTGAAAACGATGCGGATCAGTTGTCTATCCTGAACAAAAGCATAACTGTAAATGCCCCGACCATGCCCCATAGTAAAACCGCTTATTAA